TTATCAACACTACGGTTACAGTACCAACTGGCATTTTGCAAGGAGGCAATGCTCCTGGATATGGGCAAGTCGGCAGCACCGTCGCTGACATCGGAACATCAGCAAATTATGCTGGGACGATTACTGAAATTAGAGCATGGAACAATGAGTCTACTCTCGATGTTTCTAGATTAACGACAGTCTCCAATTAAATGAAATCTATTCAAACTAGAATACTGCACGTTTTAATTGCTTTGGATCAATTCGTTTTTTCATTATTTTCATTGGGCGGTTCATGGCCTGACGAAACTATATCAGCGGCATGCTGGCGACTAGAACGAGATGGTAAAAAGATTGGGAGAATTTTTAGACCATTCTTAGACTTTTTATTCTCGCCTCTAGAAAAAGAACATTGCTACGAATCATATATGTCAGAAGTTAAACGGTCTCATCTGCCGGACGACTATTAAGAAATAAATCCTTCTGGTTGATGTTGTTGAACTGGCAACTCAAATCCTTCTATATCTAACTGAATAAAATCACAAGCATCCAATCCAAGAGAATCTATGGTGAACATCGGATACCGATTGCCATTGGTGTCATTGTAGTTATATACGATGTCAGGTACGCATACGACCTTCTCTGGGTCTGCCTGTTCAATGATGTTATAGAAGGTGGCGTTATCCCCGCCTGCACGATACCATTCGCCCTGCGCGTCTTGGAACAGCGAGGTGTCTAGGTCTAAGGCAAGTCTACCAAGAAAAGTTCTTAAATGCGGAAATGTTACTTTCTCATACCTATAAATACAATTGTATTATACTTTATTTACACTAGATTTTCAAGGGAGTTTTGACATATGGCAGTGCCAAGTAGCCGTAACGAATTTAAAGAATACTGTCTGCGTTCGCTTGGTAAACCAGTAATCGAGATTAATGTCGATGATGATCAAGTTGATGATCGGATTGACCAAGCACTGCGATTCTACTGGGATTACCATTTCGACGGAACTGAAAAAACATATTATAAACATCAGATCACTGCGAATACAATTTCAACGCAGTCGATCACTCTTCCTGAGAATATCATTGGTGTTGTAAAAGTTTTCGAGATTGGCGATCCGTCAACTTCATCTGGCGACTTATTTAATATTCGCTATCAGGTTGCTTTGAATGACTTATACACGCTGACCAATGTTGGTTTGCTTAATTATTATATGACGCTGACTCATTTAGGATTGGTACAAGAGATTCTAGTAGGCAAATCGCCTATTCGATACAATCGCCATCGAGATACACTTCACCTTGACATGTCAAAGGATAAAATGACTGTTGGCGATTATCTACTCGTAGAAGCATATGAAGTTGTAGACCCAGATGTATACACTGACGTTTGGGCAGATCGTTGGTTACAGCACTACACTGCGCAATTAATTAAAAGGCAATGGGGTAGTAATCTTACAAAGTTTGAAGGATTGCAACTTCCAGGCGGTGTTACGTTTAACGGACAAAAGATATACGACGACGCAGATACCGAAGTTAAGAGACTCGAAGAAGAAATGATTATAAACTATTCGCTTCCAGTTTCTGATATGATAGGATAATTACATGTCGACTAACGTCTTCTTTAATAATTTTGAGAGTTATTCTGAACAGAATCTCATCGAAGATTTAATCATCGAATCAATTAAAATTTATGGACACGATCTTTATTATTGTCCACGCACGATCGAAAAGAAAGATGACGTTTTCGGCGAAGGTGTAATTTCATCATACAACGATGCATATCTCATTGAGATGTATATTAAGAACGTAGAAGGATTTGAAGGCGAAGGCGACTTCCTATCTAAGTTTAACATTCAGATACGCGATGAGATTACATTCACTGTGGCGAATCGCGTATTCACTGATGAAATCGGTGCACCAGAAATTATTGCACGTCCAAGAGAAGGCGATTTAATCTATTTCCCACTTACAGAAAAAGTTTATGTTGTTAAATTTGCTGAACACGAAGCACCGAACTTCTATCAACTTGGTGCGTTACAATGTTATGATTTGCGTTGCGAATTGTTTGAATATAGTCACGAAGATCTTAACACAGGCATCCAACAAATTGATGACCTTGAAGAATTATATTCAAGAAATATTGCGGTCTCTAATACAGATTCGGCATATGCTAATGGTGATGTGATTATGGATGCTAACACTGGAAGACCAGCAGCAGCAGACTCTTATAGCGTAGAAGATCCTTTCTCAGAAAACGCAACATTCCAGACAGGCGGTGCTGGTATTATTGACTTCACAGAAACCGATCCATTCTCAGAAGGTAATATTTAATGTTCGGTCAAACTTTCTATCATGGCACTCTGCGAAAATATGTTATTCTATTCGGTACATTGTTCAATGATGTTTGGATTAATCGAAAAGATGCTGGCGGCAATGTAAAACAATCTTTAAAAGTTCCACTGGCATATGGTCCAAGGGAAAAGTTTCTTGCTCGTATAGAAGGTTTGGATGTAGATCTAGACCCACAAGAGCAACCATTCGCAATTACATTACCCAGAATGGGATTTGAGATCACAGGGTTTAACTATGCCCCAGAAAGGAAACTTTCTACAATCAATCGTTTCGTTGAAAAGACTAATACTACAAACGAAGATGTTCGCAAGTATCAGTACAATCCCGTTCCTTATGATATACAGTTTTCACTATCAATTTTTGTAAAGACTGTTGAAGATGGCACACAAATTCTAGAGCAGATACTGCCATACTTTACACCAGAGTGGACAACAACAGTACAGTTAGTTTCTGATCCTGATATCACGTTAGATATTCCGTTGGTGTTAACGAATACTTCGCAAGATGATGTATACGAAGGTTCGTTTGAAGAAAGACGATCTTTGATCTTTACTTTAGATTTTACAATGAAAGGGTTTTTCTTTGGACCAACTAAGAAGCAAGGTGTTATCAAACTTGCGAATGTTCAATTCTATGATGCAACGCTGTTTACTGACATTGACGATGCTGTAGGGAATACTGAAGTTGCCTCGCGCGTAACTGTATATCCTGGTCAACTGGCGAATGGTTCTCCGACTACAAACGCAGCGGCAACAGTAGATAAGAGTGAAATATCGAAAGAAGAAAACTGGGGTTATATTGTAGATACACAGTCAACTTTCCCAGATGATTTCGGAGAATAATTATGGCGAATGATGTGATCGGCGAAGTCCTTGGACTGACGCCAATAGAAAAAGAAGAAAAACTTCCAACAACATATCAACCACCAGTTTCTGTTGATCGACAGGCAGAGACTGATGTTGAGTATGTCCGTGGGAATATGTATGATCTGATTGAGAAAGGTACTCGCTCAATGGATGAGTTACTTGCCATCGCTGATCAATCACAGCATCCACGGTCTTACGAAGTTCTTTCTGGGTTGATAAAAAACTTGAGTGAATTAAATAAAGACCTCATTGATTTACATGATAAGAAAAAGAAACTCATTAACGTGGAGCAACAAACTGCACCAAACACCGTGAATAATAACCTATTCGTTGGTTCAACCAGCGATCTATTGAAGATGATTAATAAAGAGAATGATGAAGAAACCAATTGAGGATATTGAAGAATATCGTACTTATCTTGGCAATGCAAATCTTAAACGACAAGGCGTAGATATATCATGGACTGAGGATATGATTCGCGAGTATGTTTCTTGCGCGAAAGATCCTATATACTTTGCTCAAAACTACATACAAATTGTCCACGTTGACCACGGTCTAATACCAATTGATCTTTACGATTATCAGCGAGAGATTATTGAAAAGACAACAAACAATCGAAGAACATGTGTTGTTACCTCGCGTCAGGCGGGTAAGACAACGACTGCTGTATGCCTTATCCTTCATTATATTCTGTTTAATGATCATAAACTTGTCGCTCTTCTTGCAAATAAAGGAGACGCTGCAAGAGAAATTCTCGATCGGATTAAAACTGCTTACGAAGCACTTCCGAAGTGGTTGCAACAAGGAGTCGTAGAATGGAACAAAGGGAGTGTTGAATTTGAAAATGGATCAAAAATTGTTGCTGCCGCTACTTCCTCTTCTGCTATTCGTGGTAAATCCGTATCTTTCCTTTACATTGATGAGACCGCATTCGTTGAGAACTGGGACGAATTCTTTGCCTCAGTATTCCCTACAATATCATCCGGAACAACCACCAAGATCCTTCTAACATCAACACCGAACGGACTCAATCATTTTTATAAGACTTGCGAAGGTGCTAAGTCAAAGAAGAATGGTTATGAGTTTGTAAGAGTCATGTGGTATGATGTTCCTGGACGCGACGAGAAATGGAAAGAAGA